TGTTCTGTATAATTCGGGTTCCAATTTGTATATCGCTCTATTTTTAACTTTAGAACTAAAAATTTGAGTACCTCTTAAATCTGATTCTATACATAAATCTTCTAATTTAGTATATTTGTCAAAATCTTCAGCTTTCAATCCTTTTTTAAGTACACTCTTTAACCAAATAAAAAATATACTTGGTTGCATTTCACTAATTTTAAGTGCAATTAGTTTTTTATCATATATCCCTAAACAAAATATTAATGTAGCGCTTGAACCAGATAAAGTTTTCATTTCTCCATCCGAATAGGTATATGAATTTATTTTATATAGATTTCTACCTCTCAACTTAGTTTTTCCAACAGCTTTGTTTTCTAAAATATAAGGTATAAATCTTTGATAAGTTTGCATTACTATAATTTATTTAACTTTGGTATTTGCATTTTAGAACTATTCACTTTAGGAATATTAAATGGAACTATTTGAGGTGCCTTCTTTACATAAGTATCCATAATTTGTGTAAACTTATCATGCATAGCATCTAATGTAAAGTTTTTTAACGTACATTCTCTAAGTCCTTTAGATTTTTCTAAATAGCCATCGTAATTATTATATACATCATATATTTTATTAGCTGCTGCACTATAATTTACAGTAAACCATTGTGCCTCTTTCATACAAAATTGGTCAGCTGCTGATTCATGCACTGCTGTCAAACTACCTTCCAATAAAACTGAATGTTCTACTGGTAAGAAATCGGTTTGTCCACTCCACCCACTAGCTATAATTGGTTTACCAGTCAAAGTAAACTCAGCCATAGGTCTACCATATCCTTCACCTTTAGCAAATGATAACATTGCTTTAACTTTAGGATGATGATATAAATTACTCATATCAGTTTCTTCCATATCGCCATGTAACAAATATACAGATGGACACTTATCTCCAAATGATTTTAAAACAGCTTCAAGCTTTTCTCTAGTTCCTTCTCTATCTATAACACTAAATCCAGCGTGTGATGTTTTAACAATAAGACCCGGTCTTTTATCTTTTGGTAGATATTGAAATACAGTAGCAAATGTTTTAATTGCCATACCAATATCTTTTCTATCTTGTCCTAAATCTCCCTTTAACCAATGTCCTACAATTAGGAAGTTAAAATCCTCTTTTACATTTGCTAATACATCCTTACCACTTCCTTTAGAAAATATTTCAGTATCAACTCCTTCAAAAAGAACTTCAATTGGGATTTCAGTTTTAATTTCACCAACTATTTGGCCTGATGCTTGGTCTTTTTGCTGATATACCGTTCCTCCTAAATTTTGTTTTGTAAAATGGGATGGTACAATTATCAAATTCATTTTATTAGAACCATCAATAAAATCCTTTGGACAGATTGTAGTTTCAACACCAGCAGTTACACCAATATTATAATGTCCTTTTGGTGTAAATTCATTTGCTACCGAAACTTGCATAAACACATCAGGTTTATCACCTATTTCGCCTATTACTCTATCTAACATCCATCTACCAAATTCAGATGAACCATCTACTTGGTTTTGTGGAGTATTACCCCACCTTAAAGGTATAATCTTAATATCATACTTATCCATCTTGCGTAAAGATTTCATTAAATCTCTACAATGGTCACCGTAACCACTACGAGTGAATATAGGTCCTTGAAATACTAATGTTGGTTTCATTTATATAACTTATTTAATTTTAAATACTTCGAATCTTTCTCTTGGTTTCCAATTTTCAAAAACTGATTCGATTCCGTTTTCTAATTGCTGACACATATTTGTATGTGTTAATCCCATCTCTCCAATAAAGGCCTCTCTACCCACTAATGCGTTTGCTTTACGGATGTCTTTTGGTGTGTTGTACATTTTCTCAATTGCTTCTGCAACATCCTCTATATCAACTCTATCATCCCAAATATAAGGTGTCGGAACTGAACCTGCTAATGCCAATGCTCTACTCCATACCGGCAATGCCCAAGGACCAGGTTTAGCTTTACCTTCCCACTCTCTCCATTGGTGAAGTGAACCAATCTTAATATAATCGTCTGCAGTTAGCATATTACCTTCAACTTTAAATCCACATTGGTCTTGCAATCCACCAGTTACGTTTACAATGATTGGAGTTCCAGCCATTACAGATTCTGCAGTTGCCAATCCAAATCCTTCATTGTTAGCTATGTTCATTGTTACATCTGCTATATTATAAATAAGATTTAATTCCTCTTGAGGTCTTCTCTTTTCTGAAAATATAATATTACATTCAGGTGCCATTACATCTATTACCGCATGTAAATCAGTTCCATTTTCATCAACAGGTTGCGTATGCATTACTAAACAAACTTTCTCTGCTTTTTCTTTACCAATCCTATCACAAAACTTTTTAAATGCTACGATAACATCTGCGGGTTGTTTTCTTCTAATATTTCGATTACTCCAATATAGTACAAAATCATAATCCTTACCACCTAAAATTTCTTTACGGAATTCGGCAGGTACATCAGTTGGTTTATATACATTTGTATTAATACCATGTGGTACATAACTTACTTGCCAATCCTTTTTAGGTTTCCAAGTTGGTTTTGTATCTAATGCTGATAATCTTTTAATGATACCATAGGTTTGTCTAGAAATGCAACCAATCCAATCACAACTCTCATAGTAGTTACGATTATATAATGGGTCTGGTAAATCATCCCAAATTGCGTAGAATAAAAGTGGAACATTCTGTCTGATTTCATGTTCAATATCATACAACCATGTCCAATAACGAGGGTCAGTAAAGTGTAAGATAGCATCAGGTTGTTCTGAATTAATTAATTGTCTAATTAAATCAGCGTTACCATAACCATTCCAAGGAAGTATTTTAACATTAGCATCAGCTATACCATATGTTTTTTGAATATCTTCACTAACATCTAAAACCTTACCAGCTTCAGGATGGTTAATTGCTGCTCCTACCTGAAACCAATCGTATTTATGTACTGTACCAAGTACTAATTCTTTTGACACAGTAGCGATACCACTTGCCATTCTTAAATCATCCGAAAGTAAAAGGATTTTCTTTTTTGCCATAACTTATTTTGTTTCTTAAAATTGTGAACCTGAAATTTGTAGTTTCAAATATTCGTTCATTTCTTCTCTAAATTCGATATCAGTAACATATCTTTCTACTGTTCTATTGACCAGCTTTTGAAGTGTAACATCGGATGTAAAAGAAACCTTTTTGAAACTTGAATATACATCTTTTAGTATTTTCACTGTTGTCAGTTTTGTGTTTTCTCCGTTCATTGTAATATATTTATATATATAAGTATAATGAAATAAAAAAAACATAAAATTTATTTTGTAGCCTTTTTATCACATATTCCCCTATTACCAAACTCACAGAACTTACAATTCTTTTTTGCAGGACCTGGTACTTTAGGAAATTCAATATCTCTAAATTTACCTTCATCATCAAATACTGCATTGATGAATCCCATAAACTCATCATATACTTTAGTAACCGATGGTGAACCATGTGCTGGAATATGTTTTGATACATGCGGTATTGGAAATGCCGAGTCTTCGGGCAACTTCCTACGAAGTATCTGATACTCCACTTTAATCTTTTGTAAAGGAATATTAAATAATTCTGAATAGTATTTTTTATAAAGGAGTATTTGAGAATTTTTCATCTTATCAGCTTTTTGATACTGATTCCATCCCATAGTGGATGTCTTAAGGTCAATTATAATAATTTCATTAGATGCCAAATCTCTAATAACAATATCAATAAATCCAATAAAGTGTACGCCCTCTTTAATAGTTGCGTTCAATGGAATCTCAATACCTACTAATTCAAATCCACTCTTTGAGTAGAATTTATGCATATGCTTATCTAACCAAGCTAATATACGCCTACCATCACCATAAAATTCTTCTAATTGTATTTGAGTACAAGGAGTTCCTTCACTCATTTTATCAGCTTCACTTTTATAAGCCTTTCTCATAGTTTCCAATAAGAGCTTATCTTTGTTGATTTCATCTGCTTGCTTTTTAGAAACACCATACATAACCGAAAGGTAATGTTGGATAGTTTCATGCATAGCAGTTCCAAATATTGTATGGATGTTAGATGAACTCTCACCTAACTTATCTATGTAATTTAACTTATATTGATGCGGGCAACTACTCCACATAGAGTATTGCGAAAATGATACTTTAGCCATTGTTTTTATTTATATAAAGATACGAAAAATGTATGAAACTACCAAATTAAACTTTGAGTTTCAGAGCGGATATTACTTTTGTTTCAGTACCATAAGCCTCAGCTATCTCCTTAATATGCAACTTACCAGTTGTAGTTTGATATAAAATATGAGCATAATCCTCAGCTTCCGTTTCGGATACCTCATAATAACGAGCTACTAACTTAATAAGCCACCCTTCATACTTTTCAGATGAAGCAGGTTTCATATACTTTAAGAATGCTCTTGTTTTTGGAATTAAACCTATCAAACATAAGTACATCGCTTTAGGCGGTGCCTCCTGAATGT